TGTTGTCATTATGAATAATATTCCTGTATTATACATTAATTTAGAAAAAAGGAAAGATAGAAAAGAACATATTGAAAAACAATTTGAGGATTTTCACAATGTTGAAAGAGTAGATGCAATAGATACTCCTCACAACGGTTACGAAGGTTGTGTATTATCACATATCAAAGCATTAGAATATGCTAAACAAATAGGATATGATGAAGTAATTATATGTGAAGATGATTTTGAATGGGTTGATAAAGATAATTTTGTTTATCCTGAAATTGACTTTGATGTATGTATGATTAGTGGAAAAATAAATAAAAAAGAGTTCATCTCTTGGAATTACAATAAAGTATTAGATGGAAGACATACTGATTGTTATTTAATAAAAAAACATTTTTATGATAAATTAATTCACAACTTTAAAGAAGGATATGAAAAATTAAAAATTAATAATGAACATTGTAATTATATAGATGTATATTGGTTATCATTGCAAAAAGAAAATATGTTTATTACTCCTTCATTAACTATTGGAAGACAAATGGAAGGCTATTCTGATATACAAAAAAAAATTATGAAAAGATATTTAGATGATAATATTTAAATAAAATCATTCTCCATTTCATTATGAAATTCTGTTCCATAATTAAACTCAATATTACGTCCGGGAAACAAATCAAAATCAATGATTTTTGGTTTTTTACCCTCTTTTAAAGAGTATTTAAATATTGTATATTCTCCAAGTTTTTCAATACTTTTATGACAATCGTAAAGTAAATAATCTAAATCTTCATAATATTTTTCATCGTATCTGTAGCCAAAATCATCCCCATCTATATCATAATTTCCAAGATAAAATCCTAGATATGGTCTTTTTAATTGTTTGAATCTGTTTGTATCATCTGGTTTAAATTTTTTTGTGAGTTCTTTTAATGTTGTTCTTTTTAGACTTCTAAGTATGGTTTCTGAGATATTATTTTCTTGTTCAAACTCTTCATTGAGTTTTTCAATAACATAAGCAATCTCAGGTAACTCGTCCATCTCAAATATACAATTAAAAAAAAATATCATTTTTCAAATTTTAATCGGAATCAGATTCAGAAGATGAAGATGAATCATCCTCTGATCCTGATCCCGAGGATGATAATGCTTTTAGTTTCTTCTTATACTTCTCTTTCATCTTTTGCTTTTTTAGTCTCTTCTTTTCTTTATCATCTAATGGAGGTCTTCCAACTGGTTTCTTTTCATTTAACTTTTTTATATCTGCTTTTAGTTCCTTAATTTCAAGTTCAAGTTCAACAATTGTATCTGCTTGTTGTCTTTCAAAATCAGTCTTTGAATTATAATTTTGTTCTAATAATTTTTCATATTTATGAATTTCTGCTGTTAAATCTCTAATTCTTGATGATTGATATTCTTTTTGCTTTGCCTCTGAGTCTCTGTAATCTGATACTCTTAATTCAACTTCATCTGATAATCGTTTATTAAAATCATTTTCTTTATTTTCATTGAGTTCTTTTATTTGTTTCTTGAGTTGTGAAATCTTTTCTCTTTGATTTTTAGGAATTGCTTCATCAATTTCAAAAATGTATTCCATCAAAATACCAAAGAATCTTTTCGTAGTTGCTAATTTTAACCATTTACCAATATCACATTTAACTTTTCTTGCTTCCTGATCTACTGCTATTCCTTGACTTTTAAAATTACTATAATGATACTTTCCATCTTCATAGTATTCAAGAATTAAATCAGTAAGATGTTCTACTTCTCCATATCTCTGCTTTTCAATTCCTGTTTCATAATCATCCCAATCAAAAGTAAGTGTCTTCTTGTTTTCCATTTATTAGTAGTATATATATTTTTTATTTTTAAATAATTTGAACGAATGTTCCAATAAATTTTATTTTGGAACGTAAAACGCGATTTGAATTATTTTGTATATTATATAACAAATAATTAATTAATTTTTTTTTAATTAATTATTCTTCACTTATAAAATACAATCCTAAATATTACGTTATTTCGTTCCAATTTAGAACGTTAATAATATCATAAGGTAATTATCATATTTTACCTATTAAATCACTAAAATTTAAAGGGTATGATACGTTAAAGGCAAAAAATCAGTAAAAAAAAAGGTGTAACGGGACTAATATTTCTTACTTTTTCTCTTTGGTTCCTTTATCGTTCCTTTATTTTTACCTTTGCTCTTTGGGGGAGTGTAATTCTCAAAGACATCCTTGGCTTTTACTTTCTTTTGATCTTCGGTTACTTCTTCTAACGAGTATGCATCTTCTGAGTTGTAAGGGACAGGTTTAACATTCTTCTTTGGCATCTTTATTTATTATTATTTAATTGATATTTTTTTTATGTTCAATATATTATAAAATGTCTCTGTTACTACTTTCAAATGATACAAGTCTTAATGAGAATGGCGGGATATCACAATCTAACTCTTGGACTAATGTAACTCAAACACCTCTTGTCATTAAAAAGAATAGTGAAATTGCTTTACAATCTTTAAAAGTTAATAAAGAAGGTCAAGTTGAAGTGTCTTCTTCAAACAATAGATTTGGATTCTACTTTGGGAATTATATTGATGAAAATGTTGCTAATGATTATTTAAATCAAATTAGAAATGTAAATACTGTAACCATTGAACCTAATAAAACATATGATACAGATGAATTAATAAATGTCATAAAAGAAAAAGTTCCTAAGAGTATTTTTCACCCAGATTTTCAAGATGGATTCAATGCATCGGTAAATTATGTATCAGGAGATTTTTCAGGTTATAATTTAAGAATGAACTATACATCTTCTGCTCCGAGTTCAGCACTCCCAACTCAATTTATAACAGCACAAGCAGGAGGTGGGGGATTCACATACAATGCTTCAACTGGAACTCTCACGGCACCCGCGAGCACTGCGTGTAGTGCTATTGGAACTACTGCTCCACTCTCAGCAAATAGTGGCCGATTTATTGCTACATTTAATACTGCAGGACTTGATTGGAAAATTGGATTATCAAGATATGCTACCGAAACAAGGGATCAACCTCCATATGCTAATGTTGAGAGTGATCTTGGTTGGTTTGATTTTGTTGCTCTAAGAGATGATCAATCTAAATTAAGACTTTATCATGCGGTTCATGATGATGATTTTGATGACAAGGGAGAGATCTCATTGAATGAAGTAGTTTATTACGGATACACTGGTGCTGAATATACTACTCCGTATGATTTAAACACAAATGCCTCAGCATTTGATGAAGTTGAATTTCAATTGAAAGGTGATAAAATGGAATTATACTTATCTAAGACAGGAAGTCTTAGAACTCTCGTATGTTCCCCCGATCTTGGAACACCAGGAAAAACCAACTACTTCAAACCTGTAAATCAAGTATGTTCTTATTTGTATCCAAAAATAGAATTAAGTCAAACATTAGTCTCACAAGTCAAAACCTATGAGGGGAGAGTCCCAACTAATTTTGATTATGAGGGAGGTTCTAATAGTAATCCGTTAAGTATGGATTTTTACAGAACTTGTTTGCAGACAGGAAAAATATCATTATGTCAAGATTTAGATACAAGATTTTATAATGACATAAATGATGCTACTGAATACACATTTTTAGGAACGAATGCTTCTGGAGCAATTGATTTTAGTTGTGTTCTTGTAGTAGGGAACTCTTTTACATACAAAGTCCCAGAAGTTCCAGTGAATGGCTTTAATGTTCAGGAACTATTAGGATTTGAAGGTGAGAATTATGTTAAAGCAACAACAATTGATAATGTATTTGAAAAATTCACATCAACAGATACTCCAAAATATTTATCAACTGATTCAATATTTGTAAGACTTACATCACTTACCCAAAATTCTAAGAATGGTTTTACAGGTAATGATAGTAAAATTATTTATCACTGCCCAAGATTTGATAACTCAGGACAAGAACAGGGAGCATTGTATTTTGAACCTGGTGAGAAGACTTATATTGATATCAGTAATGCAGCAGATATGAATGTGAATAGTTTCTCGGTTGATTTGGTGGATAGGAATGAAAGACCTGTAAGTGGATTAATCGGTGGGACAATTGTAATGATTCATATTAGAGAGAAAAAACAATAAACTCTAAAAGTGTAGTTTTTAGTCAAATTGATAATTTTTTAGTAATTTATAATAAAATATTGAATAATATTATAAATATGACCGATGTTTTACCAAGTATTATTTCTGATCCAGAATTGACTGTTGAATCAGATGAAGATCTTTTGGCGCCGGATGAAAATGTTCAGGTTGAAATAAAAGAAAATGTTGATACGGATGATGTCTTTGATAAACCTAAGAAATCAAGGAAAGAGCAAACTGATACCACGATAAAACCTATTAAGAGTAATAAACAGAGAAAACCTATGAGTGAAGAGCATAAAGCCAAACTTGCTGCTGCTCGTGAAAAAGCAGTTGAAGCTCGTAGAGCAAAGGCAGCCGAAAAAAAGAGACTAAAAGAACTAGAGAATCAAGTAAATAAGAAACAAAAAGAAAAGAAAATAAAAGAGATGGAAAACATTGTAAATGATGTCGTGGAAGAAAAGAAACCTGTAAAGGCAGAGATTGATGAGACAATTATTCAAAAGGCAATCGAAGAAGCATTAACAAAAAATGAGATGATGAGGCAACAAAGGAAGGCAGAAAAGAAGGCAAAACAAGAGGAATCAATTCGTCTAGCAAAGGCACAGGAAGAGATCCGTAAGGCAGTATATCCTGCCAAGCTCTACGCGGGAGATATGGGGTTTGCCAGTAAATATATTTATAATTTTCAATGATATATAAGAATAAAATTTGTTAAGTATTATAATGAAAGTTTTGGAACTATTTTCGGGAACGAGATCTGTTGGAAAAGTATGTGACCAATTGGGATGGGAAAGTGTTTCAGTTGATTTAATTCTTCCAGCAGATCATCAAGTAGATATTATGGATTTTGATTATAAACAATATGATAAAGATGAGTTTGATATTGTTTGGGCTTCTCCTCCATGCACTAACTATTCTAAACTTCAAGATGGTTGGTTTGGGAGAATGAGAAAAGGTGAAATATACACAAAAGAAATTCAAGAAAAAGAAATGAAAGAAGATGATAAATTAGTTTTAAAAACATTAGAGATAATAAATTATTTTAATCCTCATTATTGGTTTATTGAAAATCCAGCTACAAGCAGAATGAAAGACAGAACATTTATGAAAGATTTAAATAATTATGTCGTGGATTATTGTATGTATTCTGATTGGGGATACAGAAAAAGAACTCGTATATGGACGAATAGAACAGATTTTAAACCATTATTATGCAATAAAAATTGTGGAAATATGGTTGGTAATCTTCATAAAACTAATCTTGGAAACGCAGATAGAATAAAAAGAGCCAACATTTTAAATGTAAATAAATATAATGGAACATCTCAACAAGATAGATACAGAATACCAGAAGATTTAATCTTTTCATTATTTTTAGAGTAACTTTAAATCTTAAAAATAAAATCTAACATATAACATACAATGGATTTTCCTCAGATTATACCAATTAAACAAGAAAATGATGGTGTTGCTAAGTATCACCATCCCCACCTTCCAGAAGTTGGTGTTGGTGTAAAGGGGGGAGGCAAGTGTCTCCTTATGATTGCTCCGAGGCAATGCGGGAAATCTACGATCATTAGTAATCTTTTTTTAAATGATAACTTGTTTGGCCAAGATTTCTTTGACGAGGTAGTTGTAATCAGTCCAACGATTAATATGGATTCTACCTCCAGATTTATGAAAAAAAGATTCACTTGTTATGATACATATTCTCCAAGTATCATACAAGGGATTACTGAAAGACAGATGGCGTTTGACGATGAGCAAAGACCAGATATTGCTGTTGTGCTAGACGATTGCGTCGGTTTGTTAGATCGTCACGTCGCAAATTTAGTGACTCGTAGCCGTCATTACAATATTAAACTACTTATAATTTCTGTTCAGAAATTTAGAGGTGCTGTGGATCCTATCATTAGAGCAAATGCAACCGATGTGATTGTCGGAAGTCCTTTTCCAAATATGAAGGAACTTACTGCTATTGCTGAGGAATACGGAGATCTTTTTAACTCTCCAAAGAATTGGTTAAAGTTATACAGAGAAACAACTCCAAAGAAATATGATTTCTGTTATATGAAATTACAGAATCCTCCTTTAATGTATAAGAATTTTGAGAAGGTGGTGGCGACAGGGGGACAGAACTATGACCCAACAGCAAATGTTCAAGATAAAAAAATAGAAAATACCGATTAGAATTATTTTGTTAAATATCAGTATAAACAATATGGGGTTTGATATGTATAATATGTCTGCTGCTCTCTCAGATGGAAATGCTAGAACTGCTGCTGTTCAGAATTTAAATGAATCAATAAGATTGAATAATGAACAGAAGATCAAGAATGCTAAGGATGCTGCTACTGGCTTAGTTGGTCAAGATAAGCAAGATGCGATACTTTCTGGAATCAAAGATGGTATTGGTGAAGGTTCTGCTTTATCAAATGTTGCTGGAAAGGTTCAAGCATATAAGAAGGCAGTAAATGCTACTCCGATAACTACTCCTGGTGGTTGGACTGAGGTTAAGCCTACTCCCGAGGAAGTATCTGCTAAGGCACCGAATCCTGGCGAGGATATAGAGGCATTTGAGAAACCTTCTGCTGCTATTACAACTAGTGAAGGAACATTAGAAGAAGGTTCAGATATATTGTCTAGGAGTGATAAAGTATTAGCAGGAGGATTAGAAGTTGGTGAAGAAGTTAGTGGTGGAGCAAAAATAGCAGGAGCAATTGGTCGTGGTGTGGGAGTTGTAGGTGGTCTCGCAACAGCAGGATTAGATATTGCTGCTGATGTAAAGTCTTTTGAAAGTGGTAAGGGTCTGTTATCAGGGGATAATTTTGGTGAGAAGTTAGCCAATATTGGTTCTATTGGTGGGGCTGCTCTTGATATGTTGGGATTTGTTCCTGGATTTCAATTGGCTGGAGTTGTTGGGGCTGGTCTTCAAGCAGCCTCAGGTGTTCTTGATGCTGCTAGTCAAGGTGTTCATACAGCAACACAAATTGCTCAGGACAAGAAAGTTACTCCTCCAACACTGGATCCACAAGTTGCTCAGGCTTCACTTGCGGGTTCATTTGCTAATGTAAGAACTGATTGATTTTTTACAATTAATTTTTTGAAATTATTTTTATATTCAATACATTATAAATATGTCTGAATCTACTGGCTTCTTCGTGGCGGATAATAAGATACCACTCAAAGAGTCGTATGTTGCTATTCCATCTCAAAATGGTTTATCATACACGGCACAGAAACTAATTGAATTTTACATTCCTCCTAACATTGATACTTTTAAACCCAAAAACTCTTATTTACAGTTTGATCTTGAAATTTCTCAGGACACTAATGCTTCAACAACTCGTCTTCAACTTGATGAATTAATTGGTGGTCAGGTTTTACTTGATACTATTCGTATTCACTCGGGAGACAAGTCTGAACTTCTTGAAGAGATAAGACACTACCCAGTTCATGTTGCTACTAAGTATGCTTATCACTCAAATCCTACTTTAAAGGACCTCCGTGCTTTGAATGAAGGTGCTGGTGTTTGGACTCCTGATGCGAGAGGCACTCGTGGCAGTTCTAAGTCTATCTTATCAAATCACAAATTTTCTCCATATTATGAAGCAGTCACTGCTGATCCAACGAGTGTATCTTTCACGAACTCTAAGTATCACAAGTGTAAGTTAAAGCTTCCTCTTCACACTGGTCTATTCCAGAATGACAAGGTTGTTCCTGTTGGATTAATGAATGGTTTATTCGTAACTATTCTTACTTCTGAGAACAAGAGAGTATTTAGACAATTAGACAGTGTATCATATGAAAGACGTCTTCCACTCAATCCACTTTTCCATTCATTGGATGGTAATACTGGATCTCCTGCTACTTGGTCTAATGGTTCTCAAAGCAATGTAGTATTCATCAAGCACGATAACAACAATTTTGAAGTTGCTAATTTTCCATTTGTTGTCGGTGAAGAAGTTGGATTTGCTAAATTGACTTCAAGAGTTGAGAATACACTATCTGCTCCTGCTATAATTAAGACTATTGAAACTTCTGGAACTGGTGCTAATAAGTATGTTAAGGTTACATTTAATGCATCTGTGACTAACAATGGTTCTGACATTACAAGTGTTGGAAACTTCTCACTTTTTTCAAAATCTGTAAGAACAGCAACTTCATACAATCCAACATATGAGATTTCAAATGCTGAACTTGTTCTTAACAAGATTGATATGGGAGATCAGGCAAGGGCTGAAGCCCAGAGAGATATGAGGGAAGGTAAGATGATGGTTTATGATTTCTTATCAACTCAGGTGTATAATTATTCTCAACTCAAAGGTGATCGTGTTGCTAACATTGGTATTCCTGCAAATCATCAAAGGGCAAAGAGTATCATATGTGTTCCTACTGATGCTTCTGTATATTCTACCAGAGATAGTATCAGTGCTTCTGGAACTTACGAGATTCACAGCAACTCAAACGATAGCAAACTATTATCTTCTCAATCTGGTATTGCGGGAATCAGTGATAGACTTACGGAATATTTCTTCTTCTATGATGGTCGTAATCAGCCTTCATTGAATGTCAAGACCGAGAGAATTGGGGCAAAAACCAGTGTTGATGCTATTCCTATTCTTGAACTTGATAAGGCTCTTGCTCAGGCTGATATGCCTGCTCTCTCTATGGCAAGATTCCAAGAAAACTTCTGTATTGGAAGAAGTCTCAGTCTTAACAGAGGAGTCTATGACATGCGTCAAAAGGATTGCCGACTCAATGTATATTATCAAGATACAGCAAATGCTCCTACAAAAGATAAATTATGGTGTAATTTCATTTACCATATAAGACGAATTAATATCAGAGCAGATAGCATAACCGTGGAGGTGTAAAGTATAAATTTGAAATCTAAATGAAATCTTTTTTTGAAATCAAAATGTATAAAATCTATCAAATAATCAATATTGACGGAGAACGATATGTTGGTTCTACAAAACAAACATTACAGAGAAGATATAAACAACACATCACAAGTAAAGATAATCCAAATCAAACAAACTGTAAATCAGAAATGGTATTATCAAAACCAAATACAATAGTTCTCATTGAGAACACAACAGAGGAAAAAGTATTGGAAAGAGAAAGATATTGGATTGATACATTAAAGAATGTTGTAAATAAAACAAGACCAGTAATAACGGAAGAAGAGAGAAAATTACATTTTAAAAATTGGAGACAACAAAGAGTAAAATATCAAACAACTTGGGGGGAACCGATAGATAAATTATATCGCGATACTCCAAATAATCTTCTATTAATTGATGTTAAACTTTTTGAAAATTAATCGGTAAAATAAATTATATAAGATATCCTAAAATGTCAGTTATCTACCAAGAAATCCAACCGAGCAACATAAATTCTACACAGAAGGTTTCATACAAGAATGGAAATCCAATCATATCTTTTTTGATTGGTTCTCAGCCCCACCTCTTAGATGCTAGTTCTGTTCGTATCAGTGGTGATATCAACTTCTACAAGGATGCTAACAAAGCAAAACCGACGACGGCAGATCAACTTGCTATTGATGAGAAACTTGCTGTATATTCAATGATTGAAAAGGTTACGATTACTTCTCAGAGATCTCGTCAGGTCATAGAAACGATTAATCATTATGGTCGTTTCCTTTCAACTTATATTCCATATGTAAATTCAAAGAGTGATAAGTTTTCACATATGAATCAGATGGCTCTCACTCTCCCTAACTATGAAACAGAAAAGAGAGAATTGGTTGATTTCCCCGCCACAGCTCACGGTTCAAGATTCTGTATTGGTCTTCCCACGGGTTTTTTAGCATCGGGAAATATGATTCCTCTATCAAGTGATTCGTTGGGTGGTATTGAGATTTCATTAAATCTTGCTCCAGATGCTCAGGTTCTCTATGCTCAGAATGGGACTACAACTGGTCTTTCGGATGCTTATTATGAACTAGCAAATCTAAGACTACATTGTGAATTAGTTGTTCCTCCGGATCCTCGTAATATGCTTCCATCAACCGGTTCATTAACTTACAATGCTATTACTTCGTATTTCAATGTAATCAACTCGGCAAATGCTGTTGTTAATTTCAATCTTGGAACATCAAGAACTCTTGGTGTTTTTATGAATATGTGTCCGTCTAAGTATCTAAATAACTTAGCTTACAATTCTTATGCTACAACAACTCCTCTCAACGATGATGGGAAACAAGCAGCAATTAAACAGATTATTTTCACGAAAGCAGGAATGAGAATGCCGATTTCTTTCAACATTGATACAAATGTTAAAGAAACTCCTACAATTTCTACGATTGATCCGCAAGTTGTGACTTTTGCTCGTGATAGTATCAAGGCAGGAATGAATCTAAGATCTGAGGTATCACCTATTAATACTAACAGACTTTACACTGGTGCTGTTCCTCCTCTCACAGCAGATGGAGGTGTTATGGAATGTATCGGTGTCCCATTTGATACCGTGGGAACTGGTGTAGGTGAGGATTTCAGCACAACTCCTTTCGGTATTCAAATGGAGACTGATTTAACTACTAATTCTCCAAATGCTCTTTTCCTGTTTGTTCATTCACGCCAGACTTTGGTATTTAGCCCACAAGGAATTCAGGTAGTTGTTTAGAATAAAATAATCATTTGAAGTGAAAAGTTTTTTTTTTAAAATTATTTTTATATTGAAGTTATTTATAAAAATGACTTCTGTTCAAGAATCTGTCGGTGTAGCACCTCCTAAAATGGATAGTTCTAATGTTCCTGACCTAATTAAGGTGGGAGCAATTCAAAGCAATATGGCTATGGATGTCACAAGTGATGTTCTAGACCCAATTATTTGTAATCAGACTAATTGTCGTTTTGTTTTAACTAATAAAGGATATTTACATGATGGTTCAAGAATTACTCTGTCGGTGAAAGGGAATGCATCTACTTCTGCTGGTGCTTTCTTTCCTCTCGGTTTAGGAGTTCATTCTTTAATCCGTAGAGCTACTCTGTCTATTGGTGGAAATACTATTTCGGAAATAGATGATTACAATCATTTTAAAGCATTTGAGAGTATGTTCCTTTCAAGTGAGATAAATAAGGATCGTGAAGCATTTATGTCGGGAAGACAGATGGCCCACGATTTCAGATATAATTCTACGGCTGGTAGTCATTCAAATACTTCGGCAGAATCGTATGGTTTAGGAACAAATCTCGAATACGATGGGGGCAATTTGGTTTGTGATCCCGTTCTTGATATTAACAATAAACCAGTATTTTCGGTGACACTTGCTGAACTATTTCCTTTCTTGAAGGGAACAAATCTTCCACTTTTTGCTATGAAGCAGGAAATAGTGATTGATCTTGTTTGGGAGCCTCAGGTTGGAGGCAGAGTTTCTGTTAATTCAAATAATGCTGCTATTGGTTCAGCAATTGAGATTGATACCACCGAAGTTAAACTTGTTGCTGATCATATTTTTTATGATGGAGAACTTATGTCACAGCAATTGAATCAATATATGTCTCAGCCAACTAACTTTGCTTACAATGATTACAGACTCACGAAGACTAGTTTATCTGTTGCTGATGCTAAGAATTCTGTAAGAAATCTTGGTGGTGCTGGACGCGTTGTCACGAGAGTTATGTCTTTTATCAATGATGACAACAGAGCCGAGAGATTTATTTGTAATAAATATTCTGCTGTGGCCCCAGCCAAAGACTACGTTAGTGGAACAAAAAAGAATGATACCCTTACGACGAATATTCGTATGAATGATTTCTTTGTTTTCCCAATTGATTTAAGTAATTCTGCTGTATTATTTGACAAGACTGCAAGAGCAATGGGTAGTCTTCCTTTTGTGACTCGTCAAGAATATTCTGGCGAAGGAAATACTCTCACTTCTTCTACATTTGAGGGTCAAGCGCAGAATGCTAGCAGAGGTCTGGATTCAAACTTTTTCTTTCAGGCATACAAACTCCCGACAGGACGCGTCAATTCTAGAGGTTTAGAACTTACAACTAAACTTGATTCTCTTCCTGCACTCGCGGCGGGTAAGACCTACACACAGAGATCGTATATTGAAATTGGTCGTGTTGCTGTGCTTAGAGATGGATTCCTAACAAGTGGATTCAGTTAAATAATAAAATGAAATCTTTTTTTATATTTGTTTTTATAAATGGCTCAACAAGTTCAAACGGAACCATATGTTGATTTAAAATTATTGGAATGTAGTAGGAAAAGCTCAATAGAAGTTGGGTCAGGAAATAATACAAATAATGCTCTTTTTATGAATAAAGTTGAGGAGGGTTATATGTTAAATGTGGGAGATAAAGTATCAATACACTCTGCTGTTGTTTCTGAGATTGGTGCTGGTGGTAATACGA